ATTGATGCTTATTTTGAGTGAGTGTATCCAGATTCAGAGTCTGTGTACCAGTGACCGTGAACACTTACTCATTATAGGACCATATTTCGTTAGAGTCATTAAGTATCTCTAAGCAGGACACTTTACCTGTTGTGTCTATTATAAGAAGTTGTTCTTTATCTAGGTATCGTACGTGTTAAACCAACGTGCACCCTTACAGGGGTTTGGGCGTGTTGCCCGTTTTAAAGTCTTGTCTCTGTTGACTTCTGTTCCCTGTGCAGAGGGAAGATATTGATACAAGCAAATTGATTCATATCAGATGGATGACTAAGTAGACTAGGTTCCTAATGAAAGCCGAATGACATTATGAATGATTTATGCGTGTAGTGTATAAAAGTAAATCACACCTGTGGGGGTTTATTCCAATTTGCTCCCAGGCTCCACTTAATTGTGGATATCACAATTTTTGATTTTATAAAAGATTGACGTAAGTAGTTTCATTCATGGCAGTGTGTGTAGGCCGGTACCGTATGGGTAAAACCGAAATCCTGATCACATTGTTGTGCGTGCTAGTTGATATTTTTATGAAGCCTGTTATGAATAGGGTTTAGCAAGGTCCCCGTTCAATCAATTCCACGAACCAACCCTCTATGAATTTAAAGTAACTACAATATATACAACGAAATTCAGGTTCTACATAATTGGAAAAAATGGCTGATATTAATTATTGGCAAAAAGACGCCTCAGAGGCGCCCCATGATCTAAGGACATGGGAAATAAATGGTCCCACAACGAAAGAGATCAATCGGGATCAGTTCTATAAGAAGATCCAAGGGAAGAAAAAGGACCGTTTTAAAGAGACTTCAGGTGTTGAGAAGTATAAACCACAATCGGGATTTGACTTTGATGATGGTGTCTCGGTTGCAGATCAAAATTTTGCTGGTTTACCTGATGTTTTATCGTTCCAGAAGAGCTATGATTTGAGTGCTTTTCAGGAACGTTTACAATTATATGCTTCCCACGTCGTGTCACACGACATAATGAAACATATCGAGCGTTTGAGTACGCTCGCCCTTTCACTACGTGGTCAGAGTAGTGCAACTGGTGTTGTTGCGACTTTGACCCTGTATACACA